TTCAGAGCTACCATCGTCTTCTATATAATGTAGTTCATCATTAGGTAACAGTGACTGTAGTTTATTATAGTTCATGAGTTAGTAGTTTTATAGAATTCAATTCTTTGTTCTACTTGTTCTCTAGTCATCTTACCGTCCATTTGTTTACCGATATAGTGAGTCATATCTATTTCTTTACCGTTATCACATTTTAAAATCCACTGCATATTATTATATTTATTTATTATATTATCGACACTTTGTCGTATTTGTATTGTTATCTATTTATTCCGCCAAGGAATTTGAGTAGTTCTTCTAGTGAAATATCACCTTCAACATACATTATCCAGTAGTCTATATTAGAATCCATAGTGAGATGTTGCACCATTTAAAAGGTGACTTATTACTGCTATTAAACCTACTATTGCCATTGTTGACAGTGTTCCTAACCATACTTTTACTATTACTGATAGTAGTTGATGTGTGAATTTTCTAGTTGCTTTGTTACTCATATTATTATTGTTTATTTTGTTTTATAAATTCTTGTATTATAGATTCTAGTTCACCAGTTTGAGTTGGTGTTAAGTCGCCACTTGCTAAGTTGTGATCTTCACATATTGAAGTGAAATCGATATAGTCTAGTAAGTCATTCATAAGTAGTATCTATTTAGATAGTCAGTCATTGCTTGATTAATTTCTTGATTTGTCATATTAGTTATATTCATTATAGATTGATAGAACTTTTGACTGTTCTTGTTTAGTTAATTGAAAGACATTTTTTTCTGGGAATAGTTGCTTTGCTATTCTAATTAAAGCTGAGTGATTATACATATTATTATATTTATTTTATTAGTTGACATGGTGAGAATCGAACTCACGTTAACCATTATGTCAGAAGATGTTCAACTATATTTATAGTGTAGAGAGTACTTAACACACACTTATGTTCAACTGTATTTAGAGTGGAGAGAACTTTTAACGCCCACCTTTGCGACTACTTTAGAAGTAAGTTAGATTATACTAACTCTTTACCTCTTACTATTAACGGAATGTTATTAGTTGCAGTGTACGACTTGTACTTTAACCAACATGGAAGTGCAGTTAGTGTATCTTTCATTATTGAAAATACTTTGTCGTGATTGTAAATTACTTTGTCACCTTTTTTGTTAGTGAATTCGAATGTTACATTTTTACCGATTAGTGATTGTCTTACGACAAATCTTTTAGTGATTTGATTACTCATAGTTATTATATTTATTTATTATTAATTAGTTACATTATATTATCGAAGTCATTTCGTATTTGGTATGTAATATCTTTTGTTGTTACATAGTTTGTTTGACTTACATATATATAATCGAAGTCAAGTCGTATTTGGTTTGTAAAGGTATATGAATTGTTTAGTGAATGTATATGTCAATGTGTCATTGCACACTGTGTCAAGTTGTCATACAATAATATATAGTTGTGTCATGTCATTGTGTCATGTGTATGTCATTATGTCATATGTGAAATGTATATAGAAAAGTAGTGAAGCGAAGCGAGGTAGTTAGGATATTGGAGAGGTTAGACATGGGAAATACGGGTGGAAACGGATAATAGAGGTGGGGCCGGGAAAAACAAATTGACTTTCCAAAAAGGCAGCGGGCTATAGGGGAGGGGGGCAACACATACTCTCAAAACTTCTTATAATTTTTTTATGACATTAGCCATTAAAGGTATAATAGTAACAGGCAAGTGTCACTAGTAAATACTTTCTACTATATGTGATTATACTAGTAACTATAAAGAATTAACTATGCCTAAGCAGAAATTGTCCGCAAGAGCTGCAGCGGCTAAAAGGAAAAGAGACCTAGCTGCTGCCAATACCAGAAGACGTGAGAAGATGAGAGCTGAGAACCAGCGAAGAAGAAGAGCGGCAAAGAAAGCAGGTAAGAATATAAAAGGTAAAGATTACGACCACAAAACCAGGCGATTTACCAGTATTAAAGCGAACCGTGGAAACAGAGGACACGGTACGAAGAAAGAGTAACCATACCTCTGATAACCTAAAATACCTAAACATGACGTATTTTTACAAGACTCATTCGTGGTCTAGTCAACCTCCAATTACCGAACAAACTATTAATGAATGGAAGCATCTATCTAAGAAGAAAAACTGGAGAATTGTTCAGCTACCAAACGGATTTTTTCAAACCGAACACTTAGCTGTTAACTCTAATATCTGGTCAGATGTTACAAGAAGAGAAACTATTGAAGCTGCAGAAGCATCGATTGATGGTAGTATCGAACATTATAAGAAAAGGTTAGAGTTCTTAAAAGGACCTAAGGTAGTAAAAACATTTAAGTAATTAATTAAAATCGAATTTAATGGAATTTAATCAACCTAGCGAGATCGTAAAAGATCTGTACTTCGGTGACGACGCTAAAAGTAGAATTATTAAAGGTGTAGATAAACTAGCGAAAGCAGTTAAATCTACCCTAGGAGCTTCAGGTAAGTGTGTAGTATATGAAGATGGATTAGGCAGACCAGTTATAACCAAAGATGGTGTAACAGTTGCCGACTCTGTAGTTTTAATAGATCCTGTAGAAAACATAGGAGCTACACTAATTAAAGAAGCATCTAAGAATACGGTGAAAGAAGCAGGTGACGGTACCACAACGGCTATCGTCCTTGCTGAAGCACTGTTAAAAGAAGTTAACAACCCGGAAAATAAGGGTGAAAGCATAAGAGATATAAAAAATGGAATTGAATCAGGATATAAAAAAGTTGTGGAGTACCTTTCAGAACACTCCAAAGCAGTATCTGGAACACAGTTATCCAGTGTTTCCTCAATTTCGTGCAACAATGATGCGGAGCTTGGAACAATTATTGCAGAAGCTTACAAAAAAGTAGGTAAAGACGGTGTAGTACTGATGGAGGAAAGTGAGAGTGATGAGACATACACTGAAATAGTAGAGGGCGTACAGTTTGATAGTAGCCTAACGTCACCACACTTTGCCACTAATAAGGATAAAATGGTGTCAGAACTAGAAAACCCGTTGGTTTTAATAGTTTCTTCACCTATACCAACAGTAAGAAAGATACAGAATATACTAGAACATGTTATAAAGAAGAGAAAACCTCTACTTATTATAGCAGAAGTTGATCAACAGGTTAAATCTGCCCTGTTAATGAACAAGGTTAAAGGTAATATCAATGTAAACATTATTGATACACCTGGTTTTGGCCCTAGTAAAGCAGATACTATAGAAGATTTAGCATTTTTAACTGGAGCGCAAGTTATGAACGAAGAGCTTGGAGACGATTTAGATCTGATCCAGCCAGATTGTTTGGGTGAAGTAGTGAAATCTGTCACAGATAACAGAACTACAGTCCTTACAACTGGTTTAAAAGCTGAAGACCTTGAAGAAAGGATCAAAGATGTTAAAGATAAGATTAATAAAGAGAATAAGCCTTACTTTAAGAAGAGACTACAAGACAGATTAGCTATGTTAAGCGGTTCTGTAGGTATAATTAATGTAGGTGCTGACTCTAAAGTAGCATTGAAAGAAAAGAAAGACAGAGTTGAAGATGCTATCTACGCAGTTAAGGCTGCTTTGCAAGAAGGAATTGTTCCTGGCGGTGGAGTTGCCCTACTAAATGCTGCTTTACATATAAAAAGTGACAATATTGGAGAAAAAATACTACTTTCTTCTATTATATCACCTTTTAAAACAATTTTAGACAATGCTGGCATAGTATTAATAAAAACTCCAGCAAAAATTGGGTATGGTATTGACGTAACAACCGGAGAAGAGGTTGATATGATAAAAAATGGCATAATTGACCCAGTACTAGTTACAAAGACAGCACTAAAGAATGCAGTTAGTGTCGTGTCTACTATAATTTCTGCAGATTGTGTAATCTCTAATATAAGAATACCAAATGCAAGCAGTTAATTATTACATAGTAGTCGAAAAGATAAAAGAAGAGCCTAAAAAGATTGCAGGTTTGATTTTAACAGAAAAAACAGACGTTGACAATAGGTATATAAAGGCAAAAGTTATAACTAAAGGCAACCTAGTCGAAGGCATAGATGACAATAGTACTATATACTATGACAAACATGCTGGACATGGTATAAACTGGAAAGATAAGTTATTTCAAGTTATAAAGATACAAGACGTCGTTTTAGTTGAATGAAACTAAAGGCGCAAGATTTAAGAGATATAGGTTTATTTAAGTATTACAGGCTCGTTAGAAAATGGGCCTGTAAAACTTATAACCTAAACGATGCTGATTTAGAACTTTTAGTGTATTTAGATTGCAAATCGCGATTTACACGTAATAGCTTTATAGATGGCTCTTATACTTACAGCTGGGACAAAAACCGCTGGGAAAGATTAAGGCAACAAGGTTGGATAGAAGTATGGAGGCATCGCAACCGCACTACAATTAAATATAGTATATACAAAACCTCATTTAAATGCTCTCAACTCATATCCCGTATATACAGAATCCTACTAGGTGAAGAGGACCTTCCCACATCAGAAAGAAGTACATTTTATAATAATAAATCATATTCAGACAAAGTATATAATAAAGCTATTGATGATATGATAAAAGACAAAAACAGATAGTTATGGGTAAACCAGGAGCGAAAGCAATTAACATATTCCAAAATAAAGGAATACAAAATAATCCAGAATCAGGAAGATATTCAGATCCTAGCATACCAGGATTCGGATCACCTTACAACAAAATGGGGTGTAAATCAGGTTACAAGCAAACCAGCGGTCAAACAAATACATTTGGTCCTGAGGGATCAAACCCAAACCCAGAGTTATATGCTGGTATTGTGAAAGAAGCTAAATCACCAAACAGTCAAGTATTTAAAAATCCAATGGGAAGAGGCATAAACACTTCACAGAATCAAGATAACAACAAATCATCTAGTTATGGAATAAAATCTATAACTCAACCTAAAAAAAATATAGGACCTAAAAAAGATTGTGGATGTCCTAAATCACAAGAAGATTGTAACTGTGATGAGTAACATCATAAATAGAGTAAATGCTACTAGGTCTGTTCAGTTTCCTAAGAACCAAGAGGTTTCTATGAATGCTGATGGAAGTGGTGGACCTGTATCTTTTAATAAAGATGCAAAATTTATGACATCAATGTATGGTGGTATGTCTGGTGGTACAACAGAAAAGCATAAGGAAATTGAAAAAAGCGAAACAAGAAGTGGTTATGAAAAATTTTCAGACTACGGTCACGTGGGGTTAGATGCCTTAGGTATGATACCAATATTTGGTGCAGTTGCGGATGGTATAAATGCGGCTTGGTACGCTGGAGAAGGTGATTATACTAATGCAGCTTTTTCTGCTGCTGCTGCGATACCAGGAGCTGGTCAATATGCTACTGCAGGTAAATACGCTATGAAAGGTTTTAAAGGAGCTTCTAAACCTATTATTAAATACGCTAAGAATAATAAAATCATGACAGGACTTGATGTTGGACTTGGAGGTTTAAATTTAAAAAATGGTGTTGAGGAAATAGCTAATACAGATTACAATAAAACAACTGTTCAAGGAGATTTAGATAATTCAAGAGAAGCTGTATTAGAAAGTGAACGTAAAGGCGATGAAGCTATAAACGATCCAATGAGCTCTGGTAAAACAAAGTCATGGTCTAAAGGTTATGGTGATTATAAAGCAAAAGGTGGTAAAGGTGACATGCAAAAGTTTAAAGATGAATCAAACGCATGGTGGAATACTACAGCTGGTCAAAAATACGCTAAAGATAAAAATATAAAACATAGAATAACTAGTTCTAACAAACAAAGATATATGGGTGGTGTTGCATCATCTAATAGACAAGGTTTAAATTCTTATAAGAAATGAGTTTTCAAATGAAAAGCAAAGCCAATTTATTTGGTATAAGAACTATAATAGATGGTAACATACCTGTTTTTAATAAAAAGCTAGATCCAGGCGTTGTAGCTGAAGCTAATAGAGATAATACTATATTTGTTTCAGAAGATGCTCCTGATGAGTTATTAAAAAATAATTTAACATTAGAGGAAGAAGTAAGTCATTTAAAACAAATGAAAAGAGGTAATCAATATACTAATGATTTGATTATAGAAAACACACCTTCTGAGTTTAATATATTTAAAAGACAAGGTGATAATATAGTACCAATAACTAACAAGGCTAATTTTAATGGTAGCGAAGGAGATCCTGGACACAGATGGGAGAAAGAAGCTAAAGAGGAAGCCACAAAAAATATAAACAATGTACAAGACATGGTTTCAAAGGCAAAAAAGTAATTCACCATATAAAGCATCAGCTATGTTAATACAAGGTGCTAGAGATATGGGTAGGGGAGTTCCTTTAGCTGATTCAGCTGCAGAACTACATCCTGAATCTCAAGCTCAAACTCAACCTCAACAGTATACATTTGGTAACAACGAAGTTGAAGAAGGAGATAATACAGATGCTGTTGCTTTAAAAAGTTTACAAGAACAATTAAATAAAGAAACAGACGTAGCTAAAAAACAAACACTACAGGAACAAATAACCAAGCTAGAGGCTAAAATAGCAAAAAATATAAAATAATATGGCAACACCAATAACAGAAAGAGTAAAAGCAGCTTTTAAACAAAGCACAGTTGCGGAGGATTTAAAAAAGAAGTCACCGGAAATAGTGGTTAGCGATACTAATCAGTTAAGTTACAACCTTGAGGATAAATCTCAATTAGGAGCAGAAGCTCCACCCTTAATTGAAGCTAGTGAAGGTACAGTAACCGGTCAAATGCCAGGTGCAAAAATGACCGATGAAAATTGGACAAAATACCTAGCTAATGAGTCTGCAGAAAGAAAAGCAGAAAGATTAGGACAACAACAAGCGGCTGGCGTAAGAGAAGGTGTTGTTACTCAAGATGAAGCAGATACTCAAAACGCTGCTAATGCTGCAAAACCAAAAAATTACGGTAACACCGTACCTATTGAACTTGAAAATGAATATCAAGATATTCAAGGTAGATCTGAAACAATGAACCAGGTTAGAAGAAATAGATCTCTTCAAAGAAATATTAAAAGAGAAAACAATAAAGCTAGAAGAGGTTTAAATAAACAAGCAAGAAAAGGAACTTTATCAGATCAACAAAAAAATGATTTAAAATATTATAATGATAATAGATACACATCTGGATCAGGTGGTAATGTTACAAGAGATGCTGAAGGAAATATAACTGGTAGTAATCTTGAAAATGCTATGGGTGATATGAGTAGAAGCATTGGTACTACGTTAAAAACCTCTGGTGGTAATATTAATAACAAAGCAAATAGAGAACGTGTAGAAAAAGAGGAGTTACAGTCATCTAACGTTCAAAAGGTAAAAACTGGTTATACTCAACAAGGTTATAGTGGTTATCAACAAAATCCTAAGTCACACAAGAAACAAACTGAGTTGTTAGATCCTTCAGGTAAAAAACTTGGTGACGTAAGTAAAACTGGTAGTTTCTCTAAAGTTAGTTCTGATGTAGTTCCTTATAAAGGTCCTAAAGCTGCTAATAGTGGTGGAACTAAATTATTAAACAAAGTAAATAAAGGTCTTAATGCTATGCCTAATAAAGGTAAAGCTGGTTTATTTAAAAAAGGTGCTTTAGGATTAACTGCTTTAGTTGGTAGTTATCTTGGTGGTAAAGCAATACTTGGATCTAGTGATTCAGATAAACCAGAAGTTAAACCAGAAGTTAAACCTACTAAAACAGGTAAATCATACGATCAAGCTTATAAAGATAGAAATAGAAAGACGTATGGTCATATGAATAAATCTAACTATATAAAGGAAGCTAAAAGACAAAATGACGTATTTGCCAGTACAGGTAAATGGGATTATAAGAATGCTCCTAAGGACCCAGGACCAGTGAGTACTATCAAACCTTCTGGTGTCAAACCAGTATCAGGTGATGTTAAAGTAAAAGCTCCTGTAAACTTAGATAAAATATCACAACCAGAAAGAAAGCCTACCGTTAGTAATAAGCAAGGTAAAGCTCTTAATAAGCTAGGTAAGTTAGAAGGTAGAAAACAAACTTCAAGACGTGATATTAGAATAGCTAAACAAAAAGACAAAGCTGCTGGATTAAGCAGACAAGAAGTAAGAAAGAATAAGCAGATGAGAAAAGCTGGTAACATGCCTTCTGGATCTCAATCACAAGTAACTATGCCTAGAGTTATGAATAGCTCGCAATATGAGCAAGCTAAGAAATTAGGCGGTGGAAGCGCTATAGACGCTGTAACAAGTGGTAAGGTAACAATAAAAGGATTAGAAGATCAATTAAAATCATCAGCTGGATTTAAGCAAAAAGGTTTTAGTGGATTTCAAAAACATTATAAAAAATAGATGAGTAAGTTGTTAGCCAAGTTATTTGGTAATGCTGGTGGTTCTATACTACAAAAGATAGCTGGCGTTGCTGATAAGTTTATACAGACTAAAGAAGAAAAAGCAGCTTTTGAAAAAGAGATGACAGAGATAATGATTAAAGCAGAAGCTGAAATGCAAAAAAATGTCACTGAAAGATGGCAGTCAGATCTGCAACATGGAAACTGGTTGACAAGATCGGTTAGGCCTATGGTACTTGTATTTTTAATTGTATCCACAGTGTTAATGGTATTTATTGACAGTGGATCAATAGGTTTTAATGTCGAACAAAAATGGACAGATCTTCTTCAATTAATATTAATCACTGTTATAGGTGCTTATTTTGGTGGACGTAGTATCGAAAAGATTAAAAAGAAATAATATGCCAAGAATTCAGAACATAATAAATGATGCTACTTTATCTAACAATGATAAATTACTAGGTAGTGACTCGACTGGAGCAACAAGAAATTTTCCTTTATCAGCTTTAGCTGAGTTTCTAGTCACTGGTACTAGCGCGCATAAACATCATCAAAATACGGCTTCAGCCACGTGGACAATAACACATAACTTAGATTTAGAGCACTATCTACCTCATGTTAATGTTAAAATGTCTGGTGGTAAAACATACGATAACGTTCAGTCAATGGGTATCGTTACTTATATAACTAAGGATCAATTAAAGATAGAGTTCTTAGGAAGTGAAAGCGGATATGCATACTTAAAAAAATAAATAACTTAAACAACTTAAACAACTTAAACTAAAAAAAAAATGGCAATACCAATTTTAAATCATTTGGATTTCTTCAAAGCAGGTGAAATCCAAAACGTACTGCTTCATACCACAGCAACTAGTAGTGTCAGTTCACCAGGTACGGGGCAAATAATTTATGACTCAGGCACAGTAAAAGTCTATAATGGATCAGCATGGTTATCACTAGCTTCTGGCGGTGGTACCAGAACAGTTGCAGTCGACACCAACGGTGATGGATCTGTAAACAACACATTAGAACTAGGAGAATCATTGGTTTTCAAAAAAGGAACTGGTGTTACAATAGCAGAAGCTGGTGGTGTAGTTACAATAGCTGCAACAGGAACTCAATTAACACAAGAACAAGTTGAAGATTTCGTAGGTGGAATGTTAGATGGTACTGAAACAGGTATTACTGTTGGGTACGATGATGCTAATGGTAACTTAGACTTTGTTATTGGTGCTGGTGATATTGTTCACTCAATGCTTGCTGATGACGCGGTTGATGCTGATAACTTAGCTTCAGATGCTGTTGTTACAGCTAGTATAGTTGATGTTAACGTTACTACAGCTAAAATAGCTGACTTAAACGTTACAACTGGAAAATTAGCTGCAAGCGCAGTAACAACTGCTAAAATTACTGATGCTAATATAACAATGGCTAAGCTAGCTAATATAGCTACAGATACTTTTATAGGTAGAACTGCTGATAATGCTGGTGTTCCAAAAGCTTTATCAAAAGCTGAAGCATTAGCAATACTTAGTGTAGAAGATGGTGCAGATGTAACAGATGCTGTAAATGTAAAAGCTGCATTAGGTGGTGCAATAGCTTCTAACGCTTTACAAATAGGTAACGGTGACACGGTAACAACAATACCAGGTTCTTTAACAGTAACTGGTACCACAACTACAAATAACGTTGTAACAGTAAGTACGTCAAATGGTATTCAATTTGAAGGTGCTGCTGCTGACGGTCACGATGCAATTTTAAAATCTGCTGTCGCAACTTCTGATAAAACATACACACTACCAAACGTAACTGGTCACGTAGCTTTATTCGCTGCTGATCCTAGTACAACAACAATATCTTCAACACCTACGGAATTAAATCTTCTAGACGGTATTACAACTCTTAGCGGTAGTAACACTGGTGATGAGCCAGATTCAAGCGCTACGGTAAAAGGTATTATTGAATTAGCAACTGCTGCCGAAACATTAGTAGGTACAGATGCTGCTAGAGCAGTAACACCTGATACATTAGCTGCTAAATCAGTACATGCTACTATAGATCATGACGAATCTAACTTTGTAAGTAATTTATTTGCTGTTATTCCTCATGGTTTAGGAACTGAAGATGTTATAGTTCAGTTATTTGATTCAGTTACAAAGCAACAGTGTTTTGCTGAAATAAATAGAACAGACAAAGATGGTACTGCTTCTACTGCTGAGATTAAAATTGTTTTTGCTGTTGCTCCTGCAAACGATCTTGAGGTTATGATTACTTCAATAAAAGGTTCTACAGTTAAAACACCAGTTTACACAACATAATTTCAACATGATTAATATTAACGGTACCTTCGGGTGCCGTTTGTATTTAATTTAATTAAACAATATGGCAATAGATATTTATAATGGCTTAGACATAAAAGGGTCTACATCTGATTTAACCGTCGGAAGACACGGTGAATTTGGCGGAGATCTAGAGGTTCTTGGCGGAGACATAAAATTTGCATCAGACATAACATATGGACCTTTTATAAACACCGGAAGTAACGGTTTTATGAGTGTCCACTTTGGTGGTAACAATAATCAACGATTTGAATTTTGGGATCACAATACTAGTGGTGGTGCAGGGATAAAACAAATGAGCGTTGGGGCTGCAGGTCTTAATATATCTGGAGGTTTTAGTCATCAAAAATCGAATCCAAAAACAATAAATCACAGTAGCGGAGTTTTTGCTATAGATTTCGCACATGAAACTAATCATTACATATGTGCTGCAGCTAATTCATCATCTGTTGATCATAGCTTTACTTTTGCGAATATGACTAATAGCATTGGTCAACAAGGTACTATCATAATAAATAATCCAAATGAAGTTGGAAATTTAACATGGGCTAGTCCTGCTTTACCAAACACAGGTTATACACCTGGTGGAAGCGCTATAACATTTAATGTAACAGCGAATAAAATAGCTGTTATCACTTATTTTGTAATTTCAAACACAAAAGTATTAATTAACTATGTAGGTAATTTCTCAAGTTATCCACAATAACACTGTTCTTATATGAATTTTCTATGGAGTAAGATAGTTTTCTGGAGCAAAACAACGCAAAGAACAACCAGTAAAAATACGGGAACGTCAAAAAACACGACTACCACATTTAATACTAGTACTACAACGGTGTTTAATACTAGTACTGTCACTAATAAATCAACATCAACAGCGTTTAACACTAGTACTACTACTAATACTGTTTACAATACAGCTACAACAACTGTAGTTTCTACTTCAAGAATAACAAATAAAAATACAACAACTACATATAATACGTCGACTGCAACAACAACTACATTTAACACGTTGCGCACTACAGCTTTTAATACTACAAAAGACACGACGACAGTATACACTACGACCTACGACACAAGTAAGGTAACATCAACTATAACTATAACGGCATTTAATACTAGTACAACTACCACGTATAACACTAGTACTACAACTGTATTCAACACTAGTACTACTACTGTATTCAATACAACTAAAACAACTAGCACTGCGTACAACACGTCTACGATTACTAATAAAACAACTAGCACTGCTTTTAACACTAGTACGACTACAACATTTAACACGACTACTACTTTCAACACATCTACTGTTACAACTCATAGTACATCTAAAGATACTACAACTGTTTATACAACTACATACAATACGTTTCTAGGTAATACTATAAAGCAAACAGCTACTATATTCAATACTAGTACTACAACTAATAGAACAACCACTATAAGCACGTCTAGAGCAACTAGCACTGTAGTTAGCACTAGTAAAAATACAAGTACTGTTTTCAACACAGCTACAACTACAACCTTTAACACTACTACTGTATACACGACAACTTTTGCAACTAGTAAAAGTACAGCTGAAAGTAGGTCTACAACAACAGCTTACACTACAACAACGACTTTCAATACATCTACTACGACGGCTGAGAGTAGATCCACGTCTACAAGTAAAAACACTACGACAACTTTTAATACAACAACTACATATAATACTACAACACGTTATAATACTAGTACGTCAACGATAGAAACTAGAAGTACAACAACAACTTTTAATACTACTACCACTTTTAACACATCTACGACAACTGTATATAATACTACAACGTCTTATAATACTAGTACAACTACTACAACAACTTACAATACTAGTACGTTAACTACTTTTAATACAACAACAACTTTTAATACTAGTAAAAATACTATAGAATCAAGAAACACTAGCACAACAAGAGCAACCACTACTACTTTTGCAACTAGCAGAAGTACAACAACTACTTTTAATACAAACACAACTAGAAGTACAACTGAAACAAGAAGCACAACTACTGCTTATACAACCACTACTGTGTTTAATACAACAACTAGATATAACACAACTACGACGTTTGGAACTAGTAGAACAACAAGTAAAAGCACGAGTAAGTCAACTAGTACGTCTTATAACACAACGACGTCATACAGTACAACTTATGCAACTGCATTTACAACAACTTATCAAACAGCATATATAACTACTTTTTCTACAGCAGCATCTCTTACTAGTTTTGTAGCATCAGGAGCATCTAACTTTAGCTTTGTGTGTAATCAATTTATGGGTAACACTTATTACGGAACTAACGTTAGTAGTGGTATACCCCAAGTAAATAGTTTTGTATATACAAACTCTGGTGGTTCATCAGCATTAAGTGATGCTTGGTACGGAGCAACAAATGCTTCAGGTTTTAGTCCAACGCATAAGTTTAGAACACAAGGCGGTGGTGGTGGTGTTATAGCAGTTAACCAATGTTCTGGTGGTGGAGGTTTTGGTGGACCATCTCAAAGATCATTAAAGAAAAACATTGAGTTAATAGGTAAATCTAAAAAAGGTGTTAACATATACACGTTTGAGTTTAAAGAAGGTAAATTTGCTGATGAATACCCAGGGAAATGGCAAGGTGTTATGGCTGATGAAGTTGAAAATGTAGCAGGTGCAGTAATGAATTGGAAAGGTACTAAATGGGTTGATTACAGTATACTAGATGTAGAATTTAAAAAAATTAAATAAAATGATAAACGAAGATTTAATAAGTGCTCATGATGGCACCAACTTTGAAATAGTAAAAGAAACTCTAACTTCTATTGAAGATGGTGAAACACAATATGTAATTTCTCATCTGAAATATAAAGCCGATGTATTACACAAATATTACAATAGCGAATATTCAGCTAAAGTTAAAGTAGGTGATTGTAGTGATTGTGGTTTTAAAGCTTCACTTTTTGATGGTGTAACTTGGGGAGATGTTTTAGTATTAGGTCTAGGTTTAGGTGTGGTGCCACAATATATAAAAGATAATAAAAGCCCTTCAAGTGTAGATGTTGTCGAAGAAGATGCTGAAATAGTATCCACAGTCGATTGGTTACATAGTGATATAAATGTAATAACACATGATGAATGGTCATACGATACATCAAAAAAATATGATATAATAATAGCTGATCTATGGGCTGAACCAGATGATGTATCTGAAGACCATAAAACAGCTTTAGAAAATAACTATAGTAATAATTTAAAAACAGATGGTAAGTTAATAATACCTATGTTATAATAATTTAAAGATGCCAAATACTACTAGAGCTACATTACGAAATACAAGTCGAAATACCCTGAGGAATACCTCAAGAGGTACTAGTAAGAGTACTGGAGAGTCTAGAAATACCACGACTACTTATACTACTTCTTTTACTACTAATTTTAACACATCTAGAGCTACAGCAGAAACAAGAAGCACTAGTACGAGTAAAAGTACAGCTGAGAGTAGATCTACAACCACTACATATACTACAACCACTACATTTGCTACAGCAACAAGTAAAAGTACAACTACAACTTATAATACAACTAAAAGTACAACTACAACGTTTAATACTACGACTACTTACACTACGTCAACTACATATAATACTAGCAAAAATACTTCAACATCTAGAAACACTACAGTATCAACTAGTAGAAGTACAACAACTACATACGGTACTAGTAAAACAACGGTTGAAAGTAGAACTACTACCGTGTCAACTAGTAAAAGTACATCAACAAATAAAAGCACAACAACTACTTATAGTACTACTACCGCGTATAACACTAGTACTACAACGGTTGAAAGTAGAAATACATCAACTAGTAAAACAACATCAACAGTTTTTAACACTACAACCGCGTATAGTACAACAACCAATTACAATACTAGCACTACGACAGCTGAAAGCAGATCAACAACTACTGCTTATACAACTACTACAACTTTTAACACAAGTACTATAACAAGTAAATCAACTTCAACGTCTAGATCAACTGTGGTTAGTACAAGCAAAAACACGTTAACTACTTATAACACTAGTACTAATACAACTACTACTTATAACACGTCTACTAATACTATATATACTACTACATTACAAACTATTGGTTTAACAAATGTAAATGCAGCAACATCTAGAAACACAACTAAATCAACAAGTGTTGCAACGATAACAGTGTATAACACCACAACAACAACTGTTGTGTCTACAAGTAAATCAACGTCTACAAGTAAAAATACGACTTTTGCAACTAGTAAAAATACAACTACAACTTATACTACGACTTTTGAAACTAGTAAAAACACTACCACTACTTTTAACACAAGTAGATCAACAGTAGTTTCTACAAGTAAATCAACAGTAGTTTCTACAAGTAAAAGTACTATTTCACAAGAAACATCTAAAAATACAACAACTGTATATACTACTACTTTTAACACAAGTACAATTACTAGTAAAACAACAATAACCCAATTCAACACAAGTACAGCTACAACTCTTTCAACAAGTAAAAGTACAAACACTACGATTAGCACTAGTAAATCAACGTCAACGGTATATACTACTACGTATAACACGTCAACATCAACGGTGGTTTCAACAAATAGAAACACGACTGAAACATCAGCTACAAGCAAAAACACAACAACTGCGTATACTACTACTTTTGAAACTAACAGGACTACAAACTATAATACAAGTACTAGTACAACAACATCATTTGACACGTCAACTGCTTTTACCACGATATATTCAACTAACACTGGGTATTATCAAAACTTCAATCAATTTGGACAACTAGGAACTAATCCGTTTCAAGGTAATAACGAGTAGGTAGAAAAGCGCAAAAATGTGTGACTATAGTATTATAACAAATTAAATTTAATTTTATGGAAATGTTTAACAAGCAGGAGCTTAAGAAAAGAATAGGCCCTCTTAAAAAAAATGACAGCCTATATGACCTAGAACAGGTAGAAGGTTATGTCATTAGAAAATGCGGTGAAAATGGCTTAGAACATAGCTATGATGTAATGGCCGAAGAAATGCCTTACTTTAAAACACTAGCATACACTGAGTACGGTGGTAGTTTTTATCTACAACCTTTAAATTTTAAAATGCGTAACGAGCAAATGCTCGACGCTTGGCACGATACAGAAAGTAAAGTGCTAGACTATTCTTCTTGGTTAGTAAAAAAAGTTGTTGACAACAATGCTAACAAATACAAAGAAAGGCAAGAAGAATTGGACAGATTTCCTCCTAAGGACTATTTAATAGTTTTACCGGGTTCTAACAAACTTAGAGAAAACGTATGTTTAAACAGATTAAAGCATATAGTTAACAACCACGGTAATAATGTTTTATTTAAACCACATCCTATAACTACACATCAAATAATAGGTGAGTTAAAAGATTTTTTTGGCGAAGAAAATATTCTTCCTAAAAACGTAGATATGTATTACTACATGCAAAAAGCTAAAGGCGTTTATTCCACTCATATAAGTGAAAGCCCTTTATTTGCTGGCGTGTTAGGAAAACGTATAGAACCTGTGGACATTTGGAACAACATACAACAAGGATCCTTCTATTGTATAAATAGCTTCTTATATCACAACCAAGACAATATCGTAGAATACGTTAATAAAACTTTTTCAAGTTATAAATCTGGTATAATAAATCCAGCTATAGATAAGAATTGGAAAGAGAAAGTTGACAAATACATAGACTACATCTGTGCTAAAAGAGAAAAATATAAAAACTGGTATATATCTTCACCAGCTAAAAAGAAGTAAATTTTAATTAAATAATAAATTATGGCAACGTACAAGAAAAAACCTAAGACAGTAGATTTAAAACCTAAAACAGTTACAGAAGACGAGTTGAAAATTATAAGAGCTTTTGTAGATACATTGAACAAACAACAAATGAGAGTTGGAAATTTAGAAGTTCAAAAAAAGATGATGGTAGATCAGATCATGCTAACACAGGAGCAGTTATATAAGAATAACGAATTACTAAAACAAACATACGGTGACGTCTCTGTTAATATAGAAGATGGAACTATAAAAAATTTACCTAAAAATGAAAACTCTAATTAGAAAAATTAGTATAGGTAAAGACTATAAAAATGAAGCTATGCACTATTCCGTAGGCCAAGAGGTCTACGGTGGTCATACGATTTGTGATATAATAGAAGAAGACAAGAAGTTTAGTATTTATATCATGAAAAATGAAGAGATTTTACCTTGGAAAGATTTTAATAAAAACATGGCTATAGCTGTAGAATACAATTTAGAGTATTAATGCAGGGATTATTTAACTTTGTTGTTAAGCCAAAAGGATCTAGATATAATAACGTAAAAAAAATTGGAGACAAAGAGTTAATACTTAACTCAGAGATCTTTAATCATCAATACGTTAATAGAGAAGCTATAGTAGTTTCTCTACCTAAGTCTGTTGAAACAGATATAAGCATTGGAGATACAGTTATTATACATCACAATGTTTTTAGAAGATGGCACGATCAACAAGGTGTGGAAAGAAATAGTAAATCTTATTTTGAAGAAGATAAGTATTTTGTTTCTATAGATCAAATATTTTTATACAAAAACAAAGACAAGTGGTCAAGCCTACCTAGTTATTGTTTTGTAAAACCTTTGAAGTCAGATGACATATTTGAAGACAAAGAAAAACCATTAGTAGGTGTTGTTAAATACACAAACGATAAGCTAGATGTAAACGAAGGAGATTTAATAGGTTTTACACCTAACAGTGAATATGAGTTTATAGTTGATGGTCAAAGACTATATAGGGTTTTATCTAATTTTATTACAATTAAATATGAATATCAAGGAAACGAAAAGGAATATAATCCAAGCTGGACATAGAGCAGTAGATGAATTAATCAAGGTAGCTAAAGAACCTATAGTTGAAACAGATGATGACATATCAGCTGACAGACTTAAAAATGCTGCCGCTACAAAAAAGCTAGCTATATTCGATGCGTTTGAAATATTAAACAGGATACAAAACGAGCAAGACATACTTGATAACAAACCTAAAGAAGATGAAAAGAAAAGCTTTGGTGGTTTTGCAGAAAGAAGATCTAAGTAATGTATAAGCAAAGTTTATATGAGGTTATAGAACCTATAAAGATAAACACCATAAAAAGGCTAAACAAAAAGAAAGCCTGGGAATATGGTTATAATAAAGAACATGATCTTATTGTTATAAGCAAGACAGGTCAGATAGGTGAGGTGTATAGCATACAAAATTTAAGAATAGCATTACCGAAGGTAACTGGTGTAAATAAGTTTGAAAATGATACGTGGCAAGTAAGTCCACAACCTAAAGCTTTATCTAGATTAAAAACTATATTTGATTGGAAAGAAATACCTAAAGATTTCAAAGAACAACATATAGATTACATAGAGGAAGAGTTTAAAAGAAGAGAAGAAGGATTTTGGTTTAAAAACAAAGGAGTAGATACTTACATAACCGGTACACACTATATGTACTTACAATGGTCTAAGATAGATGTAGGCCAACCAGATTTTAGAGAAGCTAATAGATTATTCTATATATTTTGGGAAGCTTGTAAAGCTGATAAAAGATGTTATGGTATGTGTTACCTTAAAAACAGACGTTCAGGTTTTTCTTTTATGGCGTCAGGAGAGTTAGTTAATATGGCTACAATATCTAGTGATGCTAGATTAGGTATATTATCTAAAACTGGACCAGATGCTAAGAAAATGTTTACAGATAAAGTTGTACCTATATCAGTCAACTATCCTTTCTTTTTTAAACCGATTCAAGATGGTATGGATCGACCTAAAACAGAATTAGCATATAGAGTACCAGCATCTAAATTAACAAGGAGAAAAATAGAATCAGGAAGTGATCAAGAAGACTTACAAGGATTAGACACTACCATTGATTGGAAAAATACAGGAGATAATAGTTATGATGGTGAAAAACTAAAACTACTAGCTCACGATGAAAGTGGTAAATGGGAAAGACCTAATAACATACTAAACAACTGGCGTGTTACTAAAACTACCCTTAGATTAGGTTCTAGAATTATAGGTAAGTGTATGATGGGTTCAACATCAAATGCTCTAGACAAAGGAGGAGATAACTTCAAAAAACTTTACAATGGATCAGATGTTAAAAAAAGAAACCGTAATGGACAGACTAGCACAGGATTATATTCTTTGTTCATACCTATGGAATGGAACTACGAAGGATTCATTGATGCTTATGGACACCCTGTCTTTGATACGCCGGAGCAAGAGGTTAAAGGACCTTACGGAGAATACATCGAGATGGGAATCATCGAGCACTGGCAAAACGAAGTTGATGGCTTAAAAAATGATGGAGATGCTTTAAATGAATTTTACAGGCAATTTCCAAGAACTGAAGAACATGCTTTCAGAGATGAGACACAAAACAGTATATTTAATTTAGCAAAGATATACGAGCAAATAGACTACAACGAGGAGCTTAATGTTCCTTTGACAAAAGGTAATTTTCAATGGGTTAATGGTGTTAAAGATGGTAAAGTTATATTTTACCCAAATGCTAACGGTAGATTTAAAGTTAGCTGGACGCCTAAGTCTGAATTACAAAATAAGCATATAATAAAAAATGGAATTAAATATCCTGCTAACGAACACATGGGTTCATTTGGATGTGACTCTTATGATATATCTGGCACAGTTGATGGTAAAGGATCTAAAGGTGCTTTGCACGGTTTAACAAAGTTTAGTATGGAGGATTGTCCTCCCGCACATTTCTTTTTAGAGTATGTAGCTAGACCTCAAACAGCCGAGATCTTCTTTGAAGACGTTCTAATGGCACTTGTATTTTACGGGATGCCTATATTAGCAGAGAATAATAAACCTCGTCTATTGTATTATTTGAGAAGACGTGGTTATAGAGGATATTCAATGAATAGACCAGATAAGTCTTGGAACAAGCTATCTGTTGCTGAAAAAGAAGTTGGTGGAATACCTAACTCAAGCGAAGACATAAAACAAGCTCATGCAGCTGCAATTGAAATGTACATACAAGATCACGTTGGTACGAAAATAGATGGAACACACGGTGATTTATATTTCATTGAAACATTACAAGACTGGGCTAAGTTTGATATAAACAATAGAACAAAATTTGATGCTGCAATTAGTTCGGGATTAGCTATAATGGCTTGTAATAGACATTTATATAGACCTAATGCAGAAGTAAAAAGACAGAAACTAAATATAAGCATATCAAAATTTAAAAATAAAGGGATGCATTCAAAATTAATAGATTAACAAATGGCAGAATCAATTACAAAAGGTTATTTTCCAAGTCAAGTTGTCAGCGACTCTGAGAAGGTTGGACGTGACTATGGTTTAAAAGTTGCTAAAGCTATAGAGAGTGATTGGTTTGATCGTGATTCTGGTAATACTAGATTCTACAACAACCAAAACGAATATCACAAACTAAGACTATACGCTAGAGGAGAGCAATCAATACAAAAATATAAAGATGAATTATCTATTAACGGTGATTTGTCTTATCTTAATTTAGACTGGAAACCTGTACCTATTATACCTAAGTTTGTAGATATAGTTGTTAACGGTATGGCAGAAAGAACCTACGATATAAAAGCTTATTCTCAAGATCCTTATGGAATGAGTAAAAGAACTGAGTATATGGAATCTATAATGAGAGACATAGAAACTCAAGAGCTTATAAAATTTGCTCAAGAATCGTTAGGAATAAGTCTACAAGAAAATCCACCTGAAAAGCTACCTGATAGTGAAGAAGAGTTAAACCTACACATGCAGCTTAGTTATAAACAAGAGGTTGAGCTAGCTGAAGAGCAAGCTATAACTACTATATTAGCTGGTAATAAGTTTTCTGAAACAAGAAAAAGATTATATTACGACATAACAACTATAGGTATAGCTTGTGTAAAAGATAGATTTACAACTTCACAAGGTGTTAAAATAGAATATGTAGATCCTGCTAATATAGTTTATTCACATACTGAGTCACCTTACTTTGATGACTTGTACTATGTAGGTGAAGTAAAGACGATACCTATAAATGAATTAAAAAAAGAGTTTCCTAATTTAGATCAAGACGAATTGATGAAGATCATCAAGCAACCTAATCAAAAATCAAACTTAAATTATAGAACATCCAGTAGCAGTAATAGAGCTGATAAAAATACAGTAGATATATTATACTTTAACTATAAAACTTACATGAACGAAGTTTATAAGGTTAAAGATACTATGAGTGGTGGTAGTAAAGTTATACTAAGAGATGATACTTTCGATCCACCTATACAAGATATGGTTGGTCAATATGAAAAAATAGAAAGATCATTAGAAGTATTATATGAAGGTGCTTTAGTTTTAGGTACAGACAAACTACTTAAGTGGGAAATGGCTAAGAACATGATGAGACCTAAGAGTGATTATACTAAAGTTAAAATGAATTATAGTATAGTTGCACCAAGAATGTATAAAGGTAAGATCGAGTCATTAGTAAAACGTATAACTGGTTTTGCTGATATGATTCAATTAACTCATTTAAAAATACAACAAGTGTTATCAAGAATGGTACCAGATGGTATATATTTAGATGCTGATGGACTTGCTGAAATAGATTTAGGTAATGGAACTAACTACAACCCACAAGAAGCATTAAATATGTTCTTTCAAACGGGTTCTGTAATTGGTAGATCATTCACTTCAGAAGGTGATATGAATCCTGGTAAAATACCTATTCAAGAAATAACAAGTGGTAATGGTGGTGGTAAAATACCTGTTTTAATACAAAACTATAACTACTACATGCAAATGATTAGAGATACTACTGGTTTAAATGAAGCTAGAGATGGTAGTACGCCTGATTCTAGAGCTTTAGTAGGTGTACAAAAATTAGCTGCCGCTAATAGTAACACTGCTACTAGACATATATTAAATGCTGGTTTGTATCTTACAGCCGAAGTAGCTGAGTCTATATCATTAAGAATATCTGATATACTAGAATATTCACCAACAAAAGAAGCTTTTATTCAAAAGATTGGTGGTCACAATGTTGGTACATTAGAAGATATAGCTAGTTTACATTTGTATGATTTTGGTATATTCTTAGATGTAGCTCCTGATGAAGAAGAAAAACAACTATTAGAAAACAATATTCAAGTAGCTTTAGGTCAGCAAATGATAGACTTAGAAGATGCTATTGATCTTAGAAACATTAAAAATGTTAAATTAGCTAATGAATTGTTGAAGGTTAGAAGAAAAAAGAAAAGAGAAAGAGACGAACTACTACAACAAAAAAATATAGAAACTCAGGCTAACGCTAATGCTCAAGCTCAAAAGGTAGCTGCACAAGCAGAAGTGCAAAAAAACCAAGCTTTGATGCAAAGTACAATGCAGCTTGA